TTCTTTTAGCACGTTGTAAAAACAATGTAGCATTACCTACAGCTATAGCATCTACATTAGCTGCACCATGGTTAGATTGTTTTTTAATTAATATATTTGTAGGTGTAACAGCACTATCTGTACCTCCACCTGATACAGTAAACTCACCACCTGCTGTACCTATAATTAAAGTTCTTGTTGCTGTCATAAATCTGATAGCATTAACTTGGTTAGATGCGATTGTATAAATAATTGCATCATCATCAGCTATTGTTCCGCCAATGTTTGCATTCATGTTTTCGTAATCACCAGACTTTGAAAAAAATATTGTTTGTGGTTGATTAGTTGTTCCAGCAAAAACTAATCTTTGTTCAAAAAAGGTTACGCAAGAAGGATGACCTGTAGTGTCAGAAAAAGCTCCTAGTCTCCAATCTGCTGTAGCATTTGCATTATCTAATGCTGTTAAAATTTCTATAGTTGCATTAGTAGTATTTGTAACAGCAGTTATCTTTGCATAACCATCATTTAAAAAAACAAATCTACCAACATCTGTTGCAACAAAACCAGATCCACTATTAATACCAGTAACTGCAGAAGCAACTAAAGATACACCTGTACCTACTGCTGCTTGACCGGGATTTAAAGTTGTTGTTGTTGTATTAGCATCTTGCATTGGTCCTTTAGTAAAATCAACTACAGTTAAAGTCCAATTAGTATGAGATGTTCTTGATAGTTTTCTTGTAGCATGACTAGGATGTGTGATGTACATAACATCAGCAGATTGTGCAAATTTAATTTGAAACAACTCTGCTTCTAAATAAGGTGTAGTTATTTCTACTGCTGATCCACCTGATTGTACTTGAGCTTTATCTTTATATATTCTTATAACTTGATTGCCAAATTCTAATATATAAGTTTGTGTTGTTGAAAATTCAAAAGGTATTAGTCTACCTTTTTTACTATGATCTTTTACTTCTGATACAAATGTTGTGCCGGGTCTACGAGCTGCAGCACCATGTGGATATATAATTAAATTTTCTAAAGTTTTACAAGCAGAAGAATATTTTGTTAAATCAGTTCTTCCATCTAATCTTGGCGATAGCTCACCACCTGTAAAATTTGTTAATTCAACTGCAACTCTTGCCATGGTTTAAAACCTTGAGTTAATAAATGTACCTGCGTCTATAACATCTGTCATGCCTAAATCTTGTTCAACATTTTGACCTTCAGTTGAATCTATAAATCTAGCATCTTTTAATTTATCTTGAAACAAATTATACATATTTGTTGCTGTTGTATTATTGGAAGTAACCGCAAAAGCAATGTCTGAACCCAAAGCAGAAGATAAAATTTCTCTTAATGATTCATCGTATTCATTAGGATCTGTAACTCTACTAATATATAATATTTTCATAGTCTCTGTATTGCTTAAAATTTTTCTACCCTCTACTTTGTAGTTTGAATCATAATCTAATATACGAAGTAATCTTAAACAATCTGCAGGTAAGGTATAAGCATATTTAAAACCCCATGCAGGAGCTGTTGTATCTTGTGCTAGTTCAACTCTTTTTTGTAAGCAATTCCAAGGGTGTGATCTAAATACACTATCTCTTACTTGGGTATATCTTGAGTTGCAAAGTCTTGCGTTTTTTGAATCTTCTGTAAGTGATAAAATAGTTGTTGCACCTAATTGATTTAATGCTCCATTACAAATGTCTACTGTTGATGCCATATCACTTCCTTATAATATACTTGCGTCTTATTTGTCTATCTTTTTCTAACGCAAATATTTCTTCTTCTGTTCTTTCTTGTTTAGTATCAAAACCATAATGATATTTAGTATCATGTTTAAATCTATCTACTAACACATACCTATATACATAATTGTCTTTTTTAAAATGTAATACAGGTTTTAAATCTTGTATTTTCTTCATGCACTCTAGGCGGGTTCTACTCTCGCTTCCCCCGCCTAAAATTTTATTTATTAGTCTACAACGTAAAACATTGTAAGCTGAATTGTTCCAGAAGCTACTGCTCCTGTAAGAGTAACAGAGACAGGTAAACCATCTTTGTTAGCATCTACAACAGAGTTTTCGCCTAATGCAATAGTGTTTGCAACATTAGCAGCTGTAGCTGAAGCAGAACTTCCTGCAGCTTTGTAAGCATCAGCATCTAAAGCAACAGTAGAACCTGCTGAATTAGTATGTGCTGCATAACCAACTGATAATTGAGTTGAACTATTTAAAGCATCATGTGCTAATCTACCAGATACAATTCTTGCACCATTAGGTAAATTAAACATTTGGATTACATCATTAATCGCTAGAGAAGCTGCTTCGTATTCTGCGAAAGCAACTCTTACTCTACCAGCTAATTCTGTAGTCTCTATTTTTTCTGAAGGAACATTCTGATTCCATTTAGTCTTTTGAACTGAATAAACTGTAGCCATATTTTCCTCCTATTATGCTTCTGTACAAGTTATACCAATAACTTTCGCTTGTTCCATTCTAGTAGCACCAATGCTCATGCAGTAGTAAACTTGAGTAGCATACGATTTGTCTGCTCTTTCGTCTATTCTTGCTGAAACATCTTTACCAATTCCTAGAGTGATACCATCTTGTGCGAAGGCTATGCAAGTTCTGTCATTACCAGCTTTTGCAAGTCTATTGGAAACTGTAAATTTGAAGCCAAGAAAAGTATCAATTTCGCCTTGGACCAATGCCTTGACTGTATTGAAATCTGAACTTGTTACTTCGGTTACATTTAAAAGATTATTGATCTGCTCCGGAGACACGATAATGTGTCTTGGGATTGAAGGATCAACACTAGCTAAATCAAACTTCTCTTTAGCTTTCGCTAATTTAGGAATGTTTAAGCCAGTAGTTGCACCAACATTAGCTGCGATTGCAGTTTGTGCGGCTTCAGTACCAGAACCAGTTTCGCCTGTGAAAGCTGTACCAGTTGCAGCAGCAATAATCACATCATCCATTGCTCTACCCATTGCCATAGCAGCGGCTTGTGCGTAAGATGATGTCGGGTCTATTAAGAGCCTTACTTTGTCTTGTTGATCAATAAGATCAGCATACTCGTAATCTGCAAGAGATACTCTTCTTCTTGAGTGAGGAGTGTCTATTTGCGGAGTGTCAGAGTGTCTGCTCGTTTTAAGTTGAGCAGTTACCGAACCTACTTGGTCAAAGAAAGCATTTTTTCCGACAACACTTTCTTGTCTAACTTTGTCTCTTAATAATGATCCCATTTGTTGAGATAACATTTGTATGTTAGCAGAATACTGCTGTACAAATGCTGTAGTTATTTGTGATGACATAATTGTCTCTCCATTATTATTGTTAGTTTAAAAAATCAGAAAGGTTATCCACTCACATGAGTAGGCAATTCTTGGATTTAAACTCTTTTAGAGTAGAAGTCTATTCCTTCTTGCCAGTAAGGTTCTTACGAATTTTCTTACCTATTACCCAATTATAGTATTTTTCTGCGATTGGCAAGGGATCATTTTTTTGTTCGTTAGAACCGACCTCCTTAACCATTCGCAATACTTCTAACCGAATTTCTCTATCATTAAGATTATTTATCTGCATTTAACATTTCTCTTAAAGTATAAACTTGATTAACTATTTTATCGTGATCTGGATGACCTTTATTCCAATAAGGTCCATCTCTATCATTAGTAATAGCTGATATTTCAGATTCAATATCTGCAACTGTATTTACATTTTCACTTTCAGTTGCAACGATTTTATCTTCTGACATCATGTTTGCAATCTTTGCAAAGCCTTTTATTATTTCAGGATGATCACCAAGTCTTATTCCATTTGATAAAGTCATATCTAAAACTTCTGGATTAATATTAGCTTTTGCTAATGCACCAGCTTGTTTAACTTTACCTTCAAAATCTCTACCCCATTCTTGTCTTAACTCTTGTTCAGCTTGAGATTGAGCAGTTTCAGTATCTATCTTTGCTTGTTGTGCAGAGCCTTCCATATTATTTTTATAAAAATCTAATATACCTTCTGCTTGTTTATTATTTAATCCTAACTTATGTGATTGTTCTGCAAAAGATTTAATAGCATTTTCATCCATATTAACTACTTCTGACTTAACATCAAAACTATATTTATCTGGAGATTCTGGTCTACCTAATTTTGTGTAGGCTTCATCCCATGCTTCTTGAGTTGAGTTGTTTGTTGGTACTGCTATTTTATCTTGACCAATCATTTTAACTGCATTGATATAAGATTTAGCTAAAGCATCTGCTTCTGTAAATTTTTCAATGTTTGGATCTTTTCTATATTGTTCACTAATAGAATCTTTCCAAGATGATGTTGGTTGTGCAGCAGGTGTAGCTGCGGGTGTTGTTGTTGGTTGTGCTGTTTCTGTAGTCGCTTGTTCTACAGGCACAGTTTCCTGTGTTATCTGTTCATTTGACATTTTATTTTTCCTTATTGTTTCGTAGCATTGATTTTACAAATAGAATGACACTACGTTGTCCTTCCATGTAGGCACTCTCATGGCTATCACCTTTTACATTAGTGGTAGAATGATAATGACATCTTCTTTCAAGGTCAGATAAAACTTCTTTGCCTTCATCTGTATTGAATATGTATTGATAGTTTTTTTTTAATCCTTCTATAAATTTCTCTAGTTGTTTATCTTGTTTCATATTATTCCACTTCTGAATTTACTAAAGCCTTTGCTTCTTCCGGCAATGCTTTTGCAAGTGGTGCTATATCTCCTCCGGCTTGTGCAACTTGTTGCATCTGTGCCATTTGTTGTTGTTCTGCAGCTTGTGCTGCGGCTTGTTCTCTTTCTGCGTTTACTTGGTTTTGTGA